TGAGGTCATCTCGACTCGTCGTCTCGTGCATATCAGCAAGGCATTCTCTATCTTCAACAATCGTTTGAAGTCCATTGAGATGTGTTTGAACCGATTCGACACGGACACCAAGACTGCGTTCTTGGATCTGTATACGAAGGTTGATGCGGATGCAACTGCACCTGCTGCTTCTGATGAAGCCAAGATTGAAACCAGCACAGATCCTAACACTGGCAATTTGACTGTGACTGTGACCAAGCATGGTAATCGTCAGGCTGTGACCATAACTCCTGCTGAAATTGCGCAATATCAGGGTCAGGGATTAAACGTCGATAAGATTATTGATCGCGTTGCCAAGACTTTGATTGTTGCTCTTGATCGTGAGAAGGACGATATTCCGTTTTAATGGAGGCATCTATGAGTAAGCAAGAACAAGTCAATTATTTCTTGGATGAACTTCGCGAGTCTGGTGTGACAAATATGTTTGGTGCTGTGCCTTACATCGTCGAAGAATTTGGTTTCTCGCGACAGGAAGCGCAGAAGTTTCTGGTGAATTGGATGCAAACTTTTGCGGAACGGCATCCGCTGTAAGCAAGAGTTTACTTTTGTCTCTTGTTGGTATATAATAAGAGTCATGTAGCAAGGCAAGCCCCAACCTTGTAACATTATTGAAGGGGTTTTTGTTGAAGGTAATTATTATGTCTAATGCACTTAACTCGTTTGTCAGCTATCTTGCCGATGGCAACACCGTCACGACCCGTCAGGTTCGTTCGATGTTCAAGGTCGACAATGCTGCTGATCTCGCCTATCGTGCACGCAATGAGGGTATCTCTGTATACACCAATCGCGTGACGACCTCGCGCGGTGAGAAGACGTTTGCGTATCGCCTTGGCAATCCTTCGACCCAGTTCGAGAACTATCTCGAGCGCGGTCAGATTGCTCGTGCGCGCAAGACGCTCTATCGTGATGCAATCAGCGTTGCGATGAATGCCTAATCTGGCAATTCTCAAAAACTGAAATATGTTCTGTGGGGGTGCAATGCCCCCACAGTTTCATTTGCGTTTTGAGAAATACTAGTTTGCTTTTTGAATTCTTTGCATATATAATGTCATGACAGGAGAAAATATCATGACAAAGATTATTGTAGCAAATACAAAATATGATTGTGAACATCTTCTTGGTCAATTTCTTGATGAGTCGCATTATGATGTCTTGATCAATGAAGACACAGATTGTTATTTCGAAAGCCAAGACGAAAACAATATTGCGTTTAAATTTCGCAAAAACTTTTTTAGTAAGCAAGAGCAAGACGCTGCATATGCAGGATTGCGCGAAGCAGCAACACCAACTCAGAATCGCGGACTTGCTGCAGGTCCAAAAGGCGAGAAATGTGGTGGTCGAGAGTGGGTGACTGAGTTTCAGATGCAAGTGTTTGATCTCCTCCAAAAGGAAGAGGAAAATACTGCAATCAAAATCAATATCAAAGAAGAAATTGAAAACCTACGCGAACTCTATCAAGATAAAGAATCAACACGCGGTCTTGTTTGGTTATCTGCACTTGTAAAACAAGATGAGTTTAGTTTTGAGAAATGGCTCAAGAGTGTAATCAAGTTACCCGTTTCAGAAAGAAAGAAACAAGCATTTGCTGTTGAGAACAAATACATTTCTGACACAACCTATGCAAATCAAGTGAACTCTGGAATCGCTGGATGGTTTGATCGCTATCCTCGCATTCCATATGGTCGCGCCACTTCCTATACACAGAATCAGTTTGACAAGTTTCAATTGTCATTTCCTTTTCTTCAATCTCTGGATCGCGGTTTCTCTGATTTACTTCCACAGCGTCATGCTGCTCAAAGAGAAGCAGCAAATAAGATTGATCCATCGTTTCTTGTTCCAGAAACAGTATTCACCACAATCACAGTGAATAAGACTTTTAGAACAGCAGCACATCGTGATGCTGGTGACTTCTCCAACGGATTGAGCAACCTTCTTGTTCTGTCTAACAATGGTAATTATTCTGGTGGATATCTAATTCTTCCAGAAGTTCGTGTTGCTGTGAATGTGCGTCCAGGTGATCTTCTCCTTGTCAATAATCATGAGTACATTCACGGCAACACACCTATTGTTCTGAATGATGATGTTGCAGAGCGAGTGAGCCTTGTTTGTTATTTACGAGAAAAGATGCTTGAACTTGGTAGTAAAGAATATGAAGATATTCGTTACAATTTCGTAGAATCTCGTCGTAAAAATCCTGAACATCCAATGCAGCGTCGATTGTGGAATGGTGTTTCAACAGGAATGTGGGAAAGCGAAGAATGGTACGATTATCTTCGCGCACAAGGTGGTGAATCAATGCTGAATAAATATCATCCAGAAGCGACTCAAAAACAATCAACTCTTGATGATCTTTTCGGATAATATATGTGCGCAGTGATTGGTGCCTATCTTCAAAATCCTACTCCACAAGATCTAATTACTCTTGAAAATGTTTTCCGCGAGTCCAGTATTCGTGGATTGCATGCAACAGGAATTTCTTGGGTTCGTAATAAAACTATTCATACCTATATCACAAAAACTCCAGCATCTGAGTTTCTGAATAGTTTTTCTCTTACTTCTACCGTCAACGAAGATGGCAATTTGTATTTGATTGGTCACTGTCGTTATTCAACCTCTGATCTAAATTACAACCAACCTTTGTACAATAAAGATATTTCAATTGTACACAATGGAGTTGTGAGCCAAGAGATGCCAGAAAATTGGCAGCGTCTATATGGATACAAGTGTGAAACATTCAACGATAGTGAATTGATTCTGCATACAATAAAAGCCAAGAAATCTCCATTGGAGGAATTCCCAGATTCTTCTATGGCTGTGGTTGAATTGTATAAAGAAAAGAAACTTCGATTTTATCGTAACGGAAAACGACCAATCTACTTTACTTCTCTACCAAATGGCGGTATAATTACATCAACAAAGGACATTGCGCTTCGCTCGGGTTTGATCTCACCAACTGAACTTGATATGAATGTTTATGTGACTTTGTCAAAGGGTGTCCATCACAGAGAACAAGTTTTGATTGAAGGTGCGAGAGATCTACAGCCGTGAAGTTTGCAACAATCACTCAAATTGAAGATTTGATTCAAGAATCCCCAGAAGGTAAGAATACAAAGTTTCTTGCAGCGTCTCATAATCTTTGGTATAGATTCAAGAACTACGAAAAGTCTCCTCCGATGATTCTTGAGAGAGATGGAAAGATTGTTTCTCTCATTTTTGCAACATTCAATCGAGACAGATACACAAACCTCTATGAGATCGTGACGGCGGAGGGATGCGAGGGTAGGGGATATGCTTCGGATATCTGGGATGAATATGTAGATTACGCTGTGAATGTGCAGAGGATGAAACGACTCAAGATCTCTTGCACTCCAAGTTCAGTCACATGGCATATGAAAAATGGTCTTGTCTTTTGGGCAGTGGATCCTTCAGGCTCATTGCGTTCTGATCAACCTCTGTTCAAGAATCGTGAAGAACAATTGATCTTTCGGAAACTTGCAGTTGATGACCCTTCGATTGCACTCCCAACAGATTCAAAGGTCATTGCTCAATTGCAAAAAGAATCTCTTGAGTCTCAAAAATTCGGTCCAAAAAAGAAAACAGAAACTGAAGAAGCAATTCGCAAAGTTGGGAAATACTGGCTTCGTGATGCACTGTTTCAACAAGTTGATTTGTTCGCATGAATTTAGAGAGGCGTGAATTATTCATCAAATGGTATGCATGGTCAATGAAGTTTGGTGACTGTGATCCTGCCGTATGGATGACAAATTATCTCCACAAACGATACGAACACAATGATGAAGAACGATTGTGGTTTGCTTGGTTGTACGGTAACACATATCAACTTCCAACTGCATGGGTTCTGAAAAACGAGTTTCCTGATTATGAACTCGCCACTGTGGATCGTATTCGTTGGTGGAATACGCACAACTACAAACGACTGAGATACCAAACTGATACAAAGTGGAACAAGGGTCACTTGCCAGCCATGTTCGAATCTTATCAAAAATTTATTGGCAAGAAAACACAACGCGAGGTTTTGGAGAGTTATTATGGAGACAATGAGCAGCAGACTTTTGACAACCTTTGGAATAATCTCAAAAGTTCTCTTTACAAATTTGGTCGCTATTCCACTTGGTTTTATTTGCAGCACCTTACTCATACTGCTGGTATTAACTGTATACCTACTAGCCTCATGTTGGCTGATTATTCTGGGTCTCGTTCACATCGTAATGGTTTGCATTTTGCCCTCGGCGAAGATGACAAATATGATTCAAAACTCACTACACCAGAATGCAATGACCTTGAAAGTAAAGCGAAGGACATTCTTGAGGAAGCCCGATCTCGATTCCCAGAATTGAGAAATCAAATAGACTTTTTCACGATGGAAACTTGTCTTTGTTCATTCAAGAAAATCTTTCGCGAACATCATGGAAGATATCTTGGGTACTATCTTGATCGTCAATCAGAAGAAATAATGCAAGCAGAGCAAGACGATTGGTATGGCATTGAGTGGAATGTTTTGTGGCAAGCAAGAAACGAAACATTGGATTCTAGACTTTCTCCTCGCCGTAAAATCAACAAAGAAAAGTTTGCTTATTTTCTCAGAACAGGTAGAATAGAACACATTGAATGGATGTTCTCAGAAGAAGAACAGAAGGTTGGTCTGGAGGCTATATGGTGAAAGTGATTGCAATGGGTGGTGAACCAGCAACTGGCAAAACTACACTCATGTTCAAATTAATCTCAATGGCTGATGATTGGCAAATTGTCAAGCCACAGAAACTTCTTGATGCGATGTATTCCAAGAAGTTGAAACTTTATATTCTTGGCAAGTATGTCAATGACGGTAATGTGTTCCAGGGAACAGATCGTTTGTCGATGGCAGTTCAACCAGACGCGATGAAATTTTTTGATGGGTTGGCATTTGATGCAGATGATATTAACGTCATCTTTGAAGGCGATCGTTTATTCAATGGTAAGATGCTAGACTTTTTGCAAGAAAAGTTCCCGAATGATTTCAAGGTTCTTATTCTTACAGCAAAGAATAGCACTCTCGATCAGCGCCACATTGATCGTAAAGACGATCAAGATGATAAGTTTAAGAATTCTCGTAAGACAAAAATCTCGAATATTATGGGGTCGCTGACGCTCATGGACTATATAGAGA